CAGTATACTCGTGGACAATCACTGAGGGAACCCCAGCGTCATCTAGTTCTTCTTTGATCGACTTAGCGACCTGGAGGTTATACGTCCACTCGTTAGTCTTTTCGTCACACGCAACAGCGCCCATGTCATTGTATCGACTGTGGCCGACACATATGGCTAACACTGGGTCAGCCGGGGGTAACTGTGCGTCATCAGTAAGCCACGCTCTACAACTCATTCTCTAAGTAGTTAATGTAGTGAAGCAACGCAGAGATCGTTTGTTTCTCCTCTTTGTCAAAGTCGTGGGCGTCAAGCCTCTGGATCATCTCGGGTATCCGGCTTGGTTTCATCGTCGTGCACCCACTTGTTGATAAGGATGCGATGACGATTGTGCCTGCGATTAGCAAGCTCTTTAGTGTATTCATCTCTTATAGAAAGAAAAAGCCTCCCCAGTGACGGGAAGGCTATTAGTAATCTAACGATAGACGCGATCATTTATCTTTAGCTTTCCCTACGTTAAGCGCGAGCCAGTCAACGATCTTGTAGAGTTTCGCTGCGATCGAGTCGTCAGTAGGGGTTGGTGTGAGCGCTGCGATCGCTGAGGCTGCCGCTACGATAGCCGTAAGGGTGCTAATGAGGGTGTCTTTGTTGTCAACGATGTAGTTAATTAGGGTGCTCATAGTTTTATTATTATAGAATATCAGAAACAGATAACCTGCGGTGAACCTCAGCTTGGTAACTTGGGTCCTGTTTGTAACGCGGGTCACTCATGGCCTTAGTTACCATAGCCGAAGACGTAAAGGGCGTAATAGCTTGGCCGTTGGTTTGACCTTGGACTAACTGAGGGGCTCCTCCGCTAGCCGAACGGAACTGCGAATACAATCCCTGTGCTGCCACCTTAGCTTGTTCCACAGTGCCGGTCTCTACGATCTGGTTAAACGCATCCAGTGAACCTTCGTCTAGGTTCTCTGTGGCCCATTCAGCCATCGCTTGGTAACCTTCTTGGCCACCGACAGCCCCAAAGACTTCGTTAGCCTGGGAATCAGCGATTGCCTGTTGTCCTGCAATGTAAGACTCGACAAGCTGCTTTGGTAGCCCAGATTTCTCTAAGGCCGCAAAGGTCTCATCGCTTAACTGACCAGACTCCATGAATTCATCAGTGGCCGCATTGATGGCACTGACAGATTCCGGTTGTTCCCCCTCAGGCTCTGGTGTAGCCTCAGGGTTCCCAAGCTTACTCTCTAGTTCCTGGTAGGCAGTCGCCATGTCCTCGACGCTCGAGAACTTCTCAGGTAACCACTCTGGGCGGTCTTGTTGGGGTGTGTCTTCTGGTTGGTCTAGCTGTTGCGCTAGTTGCTCCTGGTTATCATCCCAGGCCTGTGCCATTGCCTCCGTAGAGTCAACAGCTGCTTGTTCTTGAACGGACGGTTCAACGGTCTCGCTCGTTTGTAGTTCTGCCATTTTTATTCAGTGGGTTCTTCCACTCCTTGTTGCCTTTGTTGTTCTAAAGCTTGGTCTCCGAGCGCCTTGACGCCCTGTGGTGCTACCTGTGCCAGCATGGCCATCTGTTGGGCCTGTTGTTGTTCTGCTTGAATCTGCTCCTCGTCTTTCACAAGTCCTGCAGTCTTGATGCCTAACGCTGTTGCACGTCTCTGGAAATACTGGCTCACATTGACGAACTCAGCGATCGCCTGGGGGCCTACGACTTGCGCAGCGCCTGCTAAGAACAAGTCAAGTTTCTGTAAGTCGTTCCCTCGGCCTAGCGCCTCGACCCCGGTGATGATCACTGGGTTAACAATGTCCTTAGGTAACGCAGGGAGCTTCTTCTTGCTCTTCATTACGTCCATCAGTCTGTTAACAAATGGCAACTGCATCTCGTTTGATAATAATGAATATAAACCACCTAACGCTGACTCAAGCTCCTGGGATAACATCCTGATCTCTTCTGCCGTAACACGCTCGGCTTGCCTAACGACATTCGAGGTTAACAAGAAGGCAGCGCCGAGCCTGTCAGCAATAACCTTAATCGAAGACTCAGCGGTCCTGAAGTCTGCAATCTTGTTAAGCTGTAAGGTCGTTACGTCTGCAGCGTTGCCCTGGACTATTGCGCCACTGGGGGCTTCTGCGAGTGTCCGGGCCCTGGTGGTTCCATTAGGATTCACCAAGAACATAACCTTAGCAGCCGCAGCAGAACCCTCAAGGATCGCCCGTGAGAGTCCCTCAAGTGACTGTAGGTCACCTAAGTATTCTTCGACATAACCACGGCCATAGCTTTCGCCATCGATCCGTGAGAACCTCAGCGGTATAAACGGGTTCTTCGCTTTGTTAACTCGTGCCCCTGAGTTCTCCAGTGCGACACCGTTAATGTCTTGATATATAATAAATTCATCACCATCGCGACAAGCAGCAGTATACAAGTGAACCTCATCGGTCGGCTGTCCGCCGTTAGTCGCAATCTGGGCCTTGATGTCTTCATCGAGCACGTCGTAACTAATGTTCTCTTTGGTAGCGATGTGGGTCACGTTGCCCATAGGGTCCCTATCGACGACAAAGCGATCTAAGTGAAACACCCGGATACCTCCTTCGTCAGGAAGATACAACATGACATTCCCTGTGATAATCAGGTGTTTAAGCGCTGAGTGAATCGCTGTGCGATACGCCTCGCGACTAATCTCATCCATGACTGACTCTTCGACTTTCTGGAGTGTCTCTTCGATCTCAGAGATCAACTCTTCAGGTGCCCCTTCGTTAGCCAGTGCGTAACTGTCGATGTTCAATCGGAAAAACGGGGCGTTAGGCGGAAGGAGTGCTAACAGTAATTTAGAGGCGAGGTTATTTACTCCGCGAGCCCCAACGCCCTGAAAAGGTGTGTCTAGTCTGCTGTGTGGTCCGTGGCCTTCGTCGGGCATGACGTAGGGTAACGTGAGCTTCGAGCAGGACCTGGCGCGATCTAGGTATTGATAGCGGTGTCCTTCGAGGCTAGTGTAGACCGCTTGGGCAGTGGTGAATTTCATAAAGATATAATATTAAATAATTTCCTCAGGCTCAGGCTTTATCGCTAGGAACTCTAACTGAGTAAGCTCTTGGACACCCTCGGCATCTTCAAGCATCGCGTCATCGTTAGCGGTGAATCTCCAGCAGTCGATGGCTATAAGTCGCCCTGAGCCGTCGGTAGCTTCAGCCAGGTTAGCCACAGGTGGTAGTCCGGTAAGTGTTGTGCCTTGCTTGTTCGGATACCCACGGTCAGAGTCTACGGCTGCAACAAGTCCCGTGTAGAGTTCGTCGGGTTTGACGACGTAATAACGAAACCCTGTGTCAGCGCGTGACTGTTCGATTTCTGTAAGTGGTTCTTGTTGTTCGTCCATTAGTCAGGTAGGTCTAGTAGTTCTAACTCATCTTCCATCTCTAGGTCTTCTTCGATAGGTGGCTCCCAGCGTAGGCGTTGAAGGTAGGTCTCAAGGTTAATCTCTTCGATACCATCTAGGTCAAAGTCGTCGGTCTCAAGGATGCCACTGCGCTTAACACAATACAACCTGTCGCTGTTGGTCTCAGGGTCGAGAAAGGTGTTATCCCACAGTGCCAACCACCTGTCAGTGCCGTTGCCGTCTGGTAGACCTCGGGCTTCGTTTCCGGCGGTCGTGAGCTGCTCGTAGGATGCCTCGTTGCTAAACTTAAAGAATCTATGGGTTTCGTCTGTCATAATTATGGTATTCTTTCCACGCCGTTAATAAAAATTAACCAGCCTTTACCTCGTAGAGATGTTATTGCACTGTCAGTCGCGGCACTGAGTGAACCAGTGGCTGTATTGTAGTCGATGTCGATGCCAGCGTCAGCGAGTTGTGTATTCACTGTATTTTGATAAGGGTCACCGTCGGATGTTGCGTATTTGCCGGATGCGTCGATGGAGACAAGAATGTTCTCGACCGATTGAGCGGTGAGTGCAGAGCAACCGTCCCATGCTATGTTAAAGACTCCGCTTGAAATGCTTGAGGGATTCCAGTTAGCAAAGACGTCTGCCGAGAAATCAACAAGCGCGGAATTTCCGTACCAAGCAGCGTAACAGCTTGTTACTTTTGGAAGCTTTGTCGAAAAAGATTGGAAACGAGTGTTTTGCCAAGTCGTGGCTACTGATGTAACAAGAGGTAGGTCATCTAGCGTAAAACTAACAAGCGGATTACAAAACCTAAATGCAGCCGCTAAATTGGTCGCTGTCGGAAGCGGAGTGCTAAAAGAAGTAAGTCCACTCGACTCCCATGCGCTCGTAAAGTTCACATTGTTCGCCGCCGTGCCGAGCTTTGCGCCAGCCGGAAATGATGTTAAGAGTGCCGTCCCGTGCCACGCAGATGAAAAATTTGTTGAGTTTGAAGCATCTATAGCACCAAAGCTTGCTAATGGGGTATAGAACCAACTTCTTGTTAAGTTAATACCTTTACTTAAATCCAACGCCGGAAAGCTTTGAAGTCCACTGTCTCGCCATGCGTCGGTGAAATTCACATTCTGTGCGCTCGTGCCTAGCTTTGCGCCGCTTGGAAATGACTTTAGGGCCGAAGTGCCTTGCCATGCGTTTAAAAAGTTCGTGCAATTTGGAGCTTGAAGTGGAGGAAAGATTTCAAGAGAGGCACAGAATCGCCAGCCATCTTTAAATGAGGTGACGCTTGAAGTGTCTACCTGTTTGAATTCAACAATATCATTCCGGCTCTGCCAAAACTGTTGGACACTACTTGCGCTTACGGCATCTGAAGCTCCTCTATCGATTAAGAGCTTCCTAGCGTCTTCGATGTCTTTGCCTGTTGCTGATGCTGGTAACAAGATGATTCCGTAAAGGTCTCCGATTGACCTTACAGCGCCAGCGTTACCCAAAAGGTTTAACTCAGTGACCGCATCGTTGTCCACGCGATACGCAAAGGTTCCAAGGGACGTGCCGACGACCTGCCAGCCAGCTTGACCTCCTGACAGTGGACTTGCAACCACAAGGTGGTCACCGTTGTCGTTAAATGTAACCTTGTAGCCATCCCGTGTTGGTCGGTGGTTGACTACAGATTGGCTAACAGAAGCGTTAAGTGTATTATCTGAACCAACAATATTACCGTTCCAGTAAGAAACAAAATCAGCAGGGTCAACGATAGGGAAAATCTGCGGGTCAAAGAAGTAGTAACCAAAGCCGTCCTTGAGATCAAACACGTTGTTCCTATTATTAATATAATTACGAACGTCGTCAGCTTGAGCGTCGGTGATGGTCGCAGGGAACAGGGCGAGGTATTGTAGGTCGATGGCGGTGTAGCGGCCTTCACCTCGGTGCTGCGCCCCGATATAAAATTCCTGTAATTCAAGACTTGTTGAAACGCTTGAGGTTTTTAAGTCTGCGCCATTGACTTTACTTTTTTGAGAGCCACTAGTATTTTTTAACTCATAAATATAATCACCACGGTCAGAATCAAAGAAATCATGGTGAGGGCCGAGGAACCCCCCGTTTGTGTAGTAGTATAAATCGTTTGCTACGTTGTTTCTAACCGCCCAGATGAAACCGCTTACTGTGTCTGTGTCATTACTTCCGGTTTTATTTGTTGAAATTATGCGACCGTAATCGATACCACCGTCCCCAAGCACACTGAACACTGCGAACATGTAGCCGCCATCAAGAGTTTGGTTGAACAATCCTCCAATGAAGTCATTTACACCGTCGAACCGCAAGACCGGCTTCTTGATAACCGTGGCGGGGTCGTTGCCGGACTGGTTGACAGTCACCACTTGGCCGGACCCGCATTTAAACTTGGTGTCACCGTGGCGGATGTGGCTTGCCGTGAAGTCTACGTCGAGGACTGGTGTGCCGCCAATAGCAGCTTTGTAGTTAGCTTTAAGAACCGCTCCAGTGGCTAGGTCATCGTTCCCAGCCGTTGAAACCGCTCCAAAAACCACTGAATTAGATGCTGAGGAAATACCTCCCGCTGTTGAAAGTGTCCTTGCAGCACCCAAAGCCGTCCAAGAAACATCAGCTTCATTTTTAACA